AGCCGCGCGGCGTGTATCAGGCGGAGTTTTACAATGCCGCCCAGTTGGGTTTGAAACCGTCTGTAACGCTACATTTGACGAACCGTGAAGATTACGCCGGGCAGAAACGTTTACGCTTTGAAAACGTCGAATATAACGTTATACGTGTAGATTGGACCGCGCAGCGTGACGGGCTAAATCTTATTTGTGAGGAACGTGTAAACAATGGCTAATACAGTAAGCGTTGAAATTCAGATGTCGGATATTCTGGACGAGGTTAAAAAGTCATGCAAGGGCGTATTAGAAACCCAATCTTTAGCCGTTGCAAAAGAAACAGTAACCAAGATCAGAAACGCTTCTCCGCGCTTAACGGGAAGTTACGCCAGAGGGTGGCGCGTCAGCAAAAGGGGCGGCGGTTTGGTTGTCCATAACGCGAACGACTACCAGTTAACGCACCTGTTAGAAAATAGCCACGTTATCGCTAACGGGTCCGGCACTTACGGACGGTCAACGCCAATAAAGCATATTGAACCGGCCGCACAGTGGGCAAGCGAGGAATTGCCGCGCCGGATCATTGAGGAATTAAACCTATGAGCATATTTGAAGTATTGCAAAGCACCGGTCTTCCGTGTGCTTATTCGCATTTTAAGACGGCACAGGAACCGCCGTATATTGTTTATATCGGACGGGGCCAGGACGTACTTGAAGCGGATAACACGCACTATTGGCTGGAGAATAAATATCAGGTCGAATATTATTACAAAACCAAAAACGAACAGAACGAAACCGACATTGAAAACGCTCTTTTAAATGCCGGTTTTGTTTATGAAAAAAGCGAAGACGTTTTTATCGAGGACGAAAACGTCAACGTAATTTACTACTACGTATAGGAGGGCAGCCAATGGCAAATAAAGTTGAATTTGGCATCTCGCAGTTACACGTTGGAACTTATACCGTTGTGGATGGCGTGGTCACACTTGGCACGCCGTACCATCAGCCGGGCGCGGTCAGTTTCTCCCCGGAGGAACAGAGCGAAGAAAACACCTTTTACGCTGATAACATAGCGTATTGGTCCGGCTATTCTGGCGGCACAATCGAGGGTGACCTTGAAGTTGCAATGTTCGATGATGCTTTCAAGACACAGTTTTTAGGATATAGAACACTGACTAACGGCGCGCTTGCAAACGTTAAGAACCCGACAAAGCCGAACGTTTATATTGCGTTCCAGGTTGAGGGGGACGCAGAAAGCCGCCGCGTTATTCTCTATAATTGTTCGCTTGGCGGCATTACTAGAGAATACAACACAATCGAGGAATCAAAGGAGCCGGCAACGGAAACAATTCCGGTCACTTGTACGGGCGACAACGAGAGCGGCGTCACCATGGCAGTTTTGAAGACGGGCGACACGGGCTATGAAACACTTTTCACGGCTCCGACCGCTCCGGTGATCGCGCCTTAATTCACTAATAAGGGCGGGAGCTTTCCCGCCTATTTTTTTACAATTGGAGGCAAACGAAAATGGAAAAAGTTATAAAAATCGGGTCAAACGAGGTTCGACTTTCAAACAACGTTGCATGGGTCATGGAATACCGCGACCAGTTCGGGAAAGACATTCTTCCGGCTATCATGCCGTTAATAACAACGGTGTCAGAGGGCATTTCTACGGTCCTATCAGAAGCCGGAACGGATATAACGATAGAAAGCCTTTCCGAAGCGATCAACGGCCGCGCTATGGACGTTCTGCTGCCGTTGTATCAGGCGGAATTTGTGGATCTCGTTATTAACGTAACCTGGGCAATGGCAAAAGCGGCAGATGAAGACATAGACCCGCCTAAAAAGTGGGTGCGACAGTTCGACACGTTCCCGCTTGACGTGGTCGGCCCGACAATTTTTGAGTTGGTCGTGAAGGGGTTTGTTTCGTCAAAAAACTTGACACGGCTGAAGAGGACCGGAAAGAAACTGAAAAATCTTCAGCCGTTACAACAGACGAAATCATCATCGCCGGAATCGAACGAGGGTTGACGCTTTCCGACATCCGCCGTATGCAGCTTGGCCAGGTAGTTGATTTTGTTATTACTTACAACGAGCGGCAAAAGAAAGCGGAGAACAACGCAAAACGAGAAGAAAAGCGCGGGAAGAGACGGAAAGCTACGGCGGATGATATTAGAGCATTTTTCGGATAAGGTGAATTTATGGCCGGTGGCATTAAAGGCATTACAATTGAATTTCTTGGAGACACAACGAAACTTGACAAGGCGTTGCGTCGGATCGACAAGGAAACGCGAAGCATTGACAGCGAACTAAGGAAAGTCAATAATGCGCTGAAATTCAACCCAACAAGTGTTGAACTGTGGCGGCAGAAACAGGACCTTTTAAGTAAAAAGGTCAAGGAAACCGAGGAACGGTTAAAAGCGTTGAAGGCTGCACAAGCCAAAATGGACGCGGACAAAGTGGACGAAACCTCTGACGAATACCGCGAACTTCAGCGCGAAATTATTACGACGGAATCAAAACTTAATCATTTTAAAAGCCAGTTAAGGGCCGTTGGAAACGTCAAACTCCGCGCCGCGTCCGAACAGGTAAAGGAACTGGGAAAAAAACTGACAGCGGCCGGTGAAGCCATGCGCGGGCTTTCTATCGCGGGTGCTGCCGTTGCCGGTTCCGTTGGTGCGCTTGCGGTAAAATCGGGACGTACCGCGGACGATTTGAACACACTTGCAAAGGTTACCGGAATCAGCACGGACAATTTGCAAAAGTACGCGGCAGCTGCCGACCTTGTTGATGTTTCAGTTAATGCTATCGCGAAATCTAACAAGCGGCTTGAAAAGTCCATGTATTCCGCGGCGAACGGTTCTAAAACGCAAAAGAAACTGTTTAAGGAACTTGGCGTATCTGTTAAGGATTCGGACGGCAATTTACGCGATAGTGAGGCTGTGTTCCAAGACGTTATAACCGCTCTGGGTGGAATGACGGACGAAACGAAACGGGACGCAATCGCTATGCAGTTAATGGGCAAATCTGCAAGCGAATTAAACCCGTTGATAATGGACGGCGGCGAAACGTACAAACAGGTTTCGGACACTCTTAAGAAGTACGGGTTAGATTTTGTAGATGAGGAAACGCTAAACCAGGCGAATGAGTTCAATGACCAGTTGGACACGATGAAGGTTATTGGAACGGTCGCAATTCAGACAATTGGAACAGAGCTTGCCGGTTATCTCGCGCCGGCACTCGGAACGGTCGTGGACTATGTCGGCCGGATCGCGCAGTGGCTAACAACGCTGTCCCCACAAGTTTTAACTGTCATCGGTGTTATCGGCGGAATACTGGCAGTGCTTGCCCCGGTTCTGATTTTTCTCGGTAAATTAGCGTTCGCGATCAGCCAGATTATGGGGCTTATGTCCACGATTGGGCCGATTATCGCGGGGCTTGCCGGCCCTGTTGGCATTGCTATAGCGGTAATCGCTGCGCTCGTTGCGGCGGGAATATTGCTGTATAAGAATTGGGATACCGTTAAAGCGAAAGCGGCGGCGTTCAAAGCATATGTTATTGGTCAATTCAACTCCCTCAAGGCAAGCGTGACCGCGACCTTTAACGCGATTAAAAACGCGATTGTGAAACCGATTCAGACCGCGATTGATAAGGTTAAGAGCATCATTAACAAATTAAAGGGCTTTTTCCCGATCAAGGTCGGCAACATCTTTTCCAGTTTGAAACTTCCGCATTTCGATTGGCATTGGAAAAAAGTAGTTGGATCCATTAAGGTTCCGGTGTTTGATGGCATTAAGTGGTATGCCCAGGGCGGTATTTTCGATTCGCCAACTATTGCCGGTATCGGTGAAGCCGGGCCGGAGGCGGTCGTGCCGCTTGATAAACTGTGGAAACGTCTTGACAATATGAACACGGGCGGGACAACATTTAACATTTACGGCGCAGAAGGACAAAGCCCGCGCGAAATTGCTTTAGAGGTCGAACGAATACTTATCAGACGCGCGAAAAGTCAGCAGATGGCATGGTAACGGGGGGACACAATGCAAACAGGCGCAATATTTAACAGCTTAAAGTTTGGCGGTGTGGATTCCGCCGACTATGGCATATACATTACAGGCGAAGCGGTTTATAACGCACCGGTCCGGGCAGTTGAAGTGGTCAACGTTCCGGGCCGTAACGGTGCGGTGGCTATGGATCAGGGCTATTGGGAAAACATCGAGGTGACTTATCCGGCGGGCGTGTTCGGTGATGCTGAAACGAATTTCTCCAAAGCTATACGGGATTTTAGAAACGCTATCGTTTCGCAAGTCGGCTACCAGAGATTAACGGACACGTACAACCCCGGCGAATACCGGGAGGCGTTGTACACGGACGGCCTGGAGGTAGAAAACATCGTAGCTAAACAGGCGGGCGAATTTGAACTGACGTTTAATTGCAAGCCGCAACGGTGGCTCAAGTCCGGGGAGGAGCCGATAACGGCGGTTAGTAGCGGCGTAACTATACCGAATCCGACACAGTACGGCGCAAGCCCGTTATTAGCCGTTGAGGGCTACGGAAATATCTCTTTTAACGGTTATACCATCGCGTTAGAAAACGCCGTTATGGGAACCGTTACACTGCTAAATTCGGGCAAGGTAGAAGATGGCTACCCGGTATCGTTTGACACGAACTTATACAACTCCGGGGATATTATAACGGTCCCGGATTTGGTTATTGATTGGCAGATTAAAACGAGAACGGGGAACAGGTTTATTTCTTGTACGCCAACGGACACCGGCAGCGGAACAACAACCGCCACCAAAACATCAAACACGCTTTATACTATGCGTACTGTTCTTTCCGGTTCCTCGTTTGCATCGAACACGCCCACAACGATCAGTAACACTTGCAGCTGTGCAATAAGCGTCAATTCTGGCGGCACCCGGAGCGCTACGGTAACATCGACATATGAAGTTACCATTGACGGCACAAACGGGACGATTTCGGTTGAATACAGCCAGACGGAATCGGACGTTTCTTACGCTAATACAGGAATTAGGCCGGTGTATTATGGGGATATAACGGTAGATTCAACCGTTCCGATTTTGGGACATCCGACATATATTGATTGCGATCTGGGAGAATGTTATCGCATCGAAAACGGTTCGGCGGTTAGCCTTAACGGCTTTATCGACCTTGGTTCTGACCTTCCAGAACTGGCACCGGGGGAAAACACATTGACGTTCGATAATACCGTTACTTCCGTTTCTTTAACGCCTAGGTGGTGGATATTATGATTCCTATACTATATGACAAAACAGAAACCGTTTTCAGTTCTAACGGTTTGGGGCGGTTAAGGGATTGTATAAGCTGCCGGGTTACTGAGGAAAGAAACGGGATCTATGAGTGCGAGTTTGAATATCCGACAACGGGCGCACATTACAACGAAATCGTTTGTGGCCGTATAATCGCGGTTGAACACGATGATACCGGGGACGTGCAGCCGTTCGACATTATTTCACGGAGCAACCCGATTAACGGGGTTGTAACTTTTACGGCCGTTCATATCAGTTACAGGCTTAACAAGATAACAACGGCCATTTCCGAGATAAACACGTTAGAAGACGCTCTAACGGCTATCAAATCACAGACAACCCCGAGCAAC